ATGAGAATGGAAGAAGTGTGGGGGGAATATGAGCACGTATAATAAACAAATTGGTGGAACACATTACAAGAAAATGAAGATACAACCAAGTAAATTCGTAATAGAGAACAAGTTGCTTTTTCCGGAAGGGAATGTTATTAAATATATTTGCAGACACAAATATAAAGGAGGAAAGGAAGACTTAGAAAAAGCCAAACATTTTATTGATATGATTATAGAGAGAGATTATAAATAATGCAACGACCGCTATTTACAGCGCAAACAGAATGGGTACAACCGGAAGAATTTCCAGATCTATCCAAGTATGATGAAATTTCAATTGACTTAGAAACTAAGGATCCTGATTTAAAAACAAAAGGATCAGCATCAACCAGAGGTATTGGGGATGTGGTAGGCATCGCTATAGCTGTTTCTAATTGGTGTGGTTATTACCCTATAGCCCACGAAAATGGGCCTAATATGAGCCGTAAACAAGTTTTAAAGTGGTTTGAGGACGTATTAAAAACTCCTGCTTCAAAAATATTTCACAACGCCATATACGATATGTGTTGGATCCGTAGATTAGGGCTCACGGTCCACGGAACTATCATTGATACTATGGTAATGGCTACATTGGTTAATGAAAATAGATTTAGATATGATTTAAGTTCAGTAGCTAATGAATACATTGGTATAGGTAAAAATGAATCAGTTTTAAATCAGACTGCGAAAGAATGGGGCATAGATCCTAAAGCAGAGATGTACAAGCTCCCTGCTATGTATGTAGGTGAATACGCAGAACGTGACGCAGAAATAACATTAGCTTTGTGGCAAGAACTTAAAAAAGAAATTCTTCTCCAAGATTTAAATGATGTAAAAGATTTAGAAATAAAAGTTTTTCCATGTCTTTTAGATATGAAATGGAAGGGTGTTAAAGTTAGCGAAGATCAAGTAGCTATCTTAGAAAAAAAATTAACGTTTACCTATAACGAATGTGTAAACAGAGTTAAAAAAGAAGTTGGTTTTTATCCTGAAATATGGGCAGCAAAAAGCATTGGCGCTGTATGTGATAAATTAAAGGTAAAAGATTATGCTAGAACTGAAAAAACAAAAGCTCCTTCTTTTACTAAAAATTATTTAGCTAATCATAAGCACCCTATACTTAGAAGCATAGCTACTGCTAGACAAATGGATAAATTAAAAAATACCTTTTTAAATTCTATTAAAAACTATGTGGTAAATGGAAGAATACATTCTGATATACATCAATTAAAGAGCGACCAAGGAGGAACCATAACCGGGAGATTAAGTTATTCTCATCCAAATTTACAACAACTTCCATCTCTTTATTCAGATATAGGTATGGGTATTAGATCTATTTTTGAACCGGAAGATGGGCATACATGGGGTTGTTTTGATTACTCCCAACAAGAGCCTAGATTAGTTATGCACTTTGCTTTAAAAACTCCAGGAGTAACTGGGGCTGCCTCTATTGTAGAAAAATACAAAAAAGGTGAAGCAGATTTTCATCAGATTGTAGCCGACATTGCTAACATAGATAGAAGAAAGGCTAAAACAATTAATCTTGGTTTATTTTACGGTATGGGTAGAGCAAAACTTCAAGCTCAATTAGGTATAAACAACGAAGATGAGGCTAAAGAATTATTAGCAGACTATCATCAAAAAGTTCCTTTTATTAGACAATTAATAAAAAGTGTAATGGATAGAGCTCAAGAGCGTGGTCGTGTTAGAACTTTACTAGGAAGACTATGTAGATTTGATATGTGGGAACCAAAAAAATTTGGATTACATAAACCATTAACTTATGAAGTAGCCTGTTCAGAAATTGGTATAGGTGGAATTAAACGTGCTTTCACTTACAAAGCTTTAAATAAATTAATACAAGGAAGTGCAGCAGACATGACAAAAAAAGCTATGATAGATTTACACTCTGAAGGTATTACTCCTATGGTCCAATTACATGATGAATTGGACATCTCAATTAAAGATGAAGCCCAAAGTAAAAAAATAATTGATATTATGGAAAATGCTGTTCCTTTAGAAATTCCCAATAAAGTAGACTATGAATCTGGAAAAAATTGGGGTAGTATTGACATTAATATAAATGATGAAGACAGTATTAATAAAAACTTCATCTAATTAGGAGAAAACTATGGAAAAAGTAAAACAAGTATGGACATTAGCAAAAGCTAATCCAAAGATATCTATCGCTATAGTAGTGGTAATTATCGCCATTTATTTTTTAGCAAACTAGAGATTTTATGATGGAGTATTCCTTCATTTACTGTTAAAGATAAAATTTCATATAATTAAAAAGCCCGGCGTTTGAAGTAAAACGCTGGCAAATGGAAAACGGAAGATATTGATATATTCTTCTATAACATTAAGGGGACACATGATGAGAAAACTAGTGTGGAAGATAAAACAAATAATATCAAAGTACAAAGTTAAATTGTACTTAAGTTATGTTAAAATGATGAATTATAGAAAATGACCGACAGATCTTGTAAAAAATGTAAGCATCTATGTCATTGTATAGAAGCAGACCACGCGGGCTGTGAATGCGATGGGTGCGAATGCAGTAGTAGAGAATATTTCAGGCATTTTGACAAAAAAGCGGAAAACAATAGTGTTGTCATTGATGACACGGGAGAATGCGAGGGATGCCAATGAATAAATTATTTTTAGTACTAGCATTACTATTTGCTTTAAGCGCCTGCTCGGTGGGTAAAAAATGCACTTATACACAAGAAGGAACTAAAATTTCTTCATGGGTGTGGTTTACACAGGATTTACCTATAGATTTGAGTAAAGACAATTGCTCTTAGGGGTTTATGCAGAAGAGGAAGAAGTAGCCAGTGAAGAACAGGTTGAAGAAGAGTCCACAGAAATGGTAGAAGCAGAAGATGAAGAAACGGAAGAAGAAACACAAGAAGAGGAATCTACTAGCGAAACTGCTACAGCATCCACTGTTTCATCAGAGAAAGCTGCCGAACAAAAAAAGATACAATAGGAAAAAGCTATCGTCGCTAATATCGAGCGAGTAATGGATAAAGTAGACAGGGATGTTAAGGATATAGCTAAAAATCTAGCCATAAAGAATATCATAAAACTAAATGCAATGGCAAGCAAACAAGCCAGAAGACATATATTTAAGGCAATTGAATATTTTTGATCCAAGACAATTATACCCAAATACTAGTCTTGCAAATTATATGAATAATGATAAGATCGAAATCAAAGCTAAAAAACTTCAAGAGATAAATATCAAGAAGCAACAGCTTTTAATGGAACTAAAGGAGTTAAAAAATGGTTAAAAAATATGTACCTGATGTAGCTAAAAGTGCACAACATCCACATTCAGGACTTAAAACACAAAAAGAATATAAAGCTATAACTGATAGTGATGAATACAAAAAAGGTGACTATAAGAAAAAGGTTGAAATGTTAGGGGGCAAAACTTGGACTGCACAAGAAATGGAAACTAAAATTAAGAATAAAAAACCAAAAAGCTATTCTTGGAACAAGACAAGAATCCTAAAAGCTAAAGGTGGAAGAATAGGTCTTAAAAAAGGAAAAGGAACTGGTGGACAGGAACCTTGGTGGAAAAACAGGGAAAAAACAAAAATATATAAAGCTGAAGGCGGAAGCGTCAGAATTGCTAGAAAAGGTGGGGGAAGAGCTTACGGAAAGAACTCGTAGTGAAAACCTTTAACCTAAAAGACCAACTCGCAAGCGTCGCGGCCTTAATCGCAGCAATCGTGGCTATTGGTGGTGGCTTTGCAAAATATGGTGAGCTTAATGAAAGAATTAATGCTTAAAGGCATTAACGTGAGCGCAGAAGTGGTTAATGGAGTATGCCCTACGTGCGAAACGCTTACTATGCTAATTTCCCTTACCTGCGACAACTATCGGTGCATCTCTTGCGGATCGGACCTAAAGCAGTATATTAATGGAAAAATTAGCTATATTCCTGCTACGCCAGGTGGAAAAAGGGTTAATTTAACGGCTAAGTAATGTCGCGTAAAAAGGGAAATCTTTATGGCATGGTCGTTACCTACCAAAAAACTCATAAAGGCACTTCAATCGGGCGCCATCCCATCACTTCTACGATGAACAAATCGAAGCGGCATTCATATAAAAAATATCGCGGCCAAGGAAAGGCTTGACAGAAGTCATATAATATCCTATATATACAGAATGAAAGGAAAAATGAAATATACATTCAAAGTCCGCGAAGAAGGCAAGGAAGATATGGAGAAAGAAGAAATGTCTTATAAAAAATTGCTAAAATCTCTGGTAACAGGAAATCCTAAATGGACGGGCTGGATAACGTATAAAAATAAAAAGGATAAATATGTTAAGCATAATATTCTAAAAGGCAAGAGGATATGAGAAGTTTTATAGAAAGTTTTATAGACGTTGGGTCAGGATACATCCTGGCCATCATCATACA